TCCAGTTCTTATCGCCTTCTGTTGCTTCTGTGTCAGAGTTGTTTAGTTCTTCTGTCATTATTCTATTGTCCATTCTTTATACGATATTTTTACAAGTGGTGTATAAGTAACCACTGCTTTTTAGTCTTACACTACTGTTTTTATTTGACAGGTCTTGTCAGTAGGCATCAAGACCGATTACAAAATGAAGGTCAAGTTTAACCCCCAGACCTATCTACAGGGTCAATATTATTATATCATATAGGCAGTAATTGCAAGTTATTCTTCAGTTAATCCTGTAACTGCACCTGCTCTAGTTCTAGCTGCACCTAACTGTGCGGATGATACTGTTTGTTGTTGTGCAAGTAGTTTTTCTAATCTTCTTTGTTCTGCTTCTTGCCCAGACAAACCTTCAACAATTTCTATAGCAGCTTCTGCTTGTGTCTGTCCAAGTTGTCTTCCTTGTCTTGCAGCTACACTAGCAATTTGTCCTGCTTGTTGAAATGCTTGTTGTGCTTGTTGTCCAGATATACCCATCTGTCTTAATGCTTCTGCTTGTGATTGTGATATGTCAAACCCTGCGGCTAATGCTTGTCCACCTATCTCTGCTCTGACTATTCTTTGTGCTAGTACATCTCTTGCACCTATAGAACCACTAATAATATCTTGTCCTACTTTAGGGTCTATAGCAGATGCTAGTATCTCTACATCAGTTAAGTCTCTATCAAAGTTTGTTTTATAAAATTCTTTGACTTGTGGTATAGATGTTACTACCTGGTTATACAATGCTGATAACCTTGTACCAAACTCATCTGGAGATACAACATTTTCTATTAATGTTTGTTGTCTATCACTGGTCATAATTAAATCTGCATTTACACCTAGTGATTCTATTTTTCTTTTGTAAGCATCTACAATGTTTAGATACTCTGACTCTGAATACTTTACAGTTACACCATCTGGGTTTAAGTTACCTGCAAATGTTTTTTTATACTCTTCGCTTTGTCTCATCTTTGTTGTAGCTTCTGCTATGTCATTACCACTTTCTACATATGCAGTAGCTAATACAGTAAGCAACTCTTCTGGTAACTTGCTATTAAATTTATTTTGCAAAGTTGTTTTTAAATTATTTAATCCCTGTTGTGTTAACGCCATTATGTAGGTATTCCTCTCACTACTTGACCTGCACCTGTTGCTTGTCCAATATCATCTGTTACTTTATCTAACAAAGTAGCAGCATTATTATTTATACCCCACTCTGTTAGCATTTGTGTTGCAGTTCTTTGGTCATTAGCTTTAACTACATCTACAAATGTAGAATCTGTTTCATCCATTCTTTGACCTAGTAACTGAAAACTATAGTTTCTCCATGGTGTAGCTATTTCATTATAAGTTAGACTCTCATCATACTCACCAAACAATGTACCTCTAATAGCTTTAAGTCTATCTACTACCATGTCTGCACCGACTTGTTCTGTCTCTGCGTTTCGTATCATACCTGCATAGTTAGATTTTTGGTCATCAGTTAACACACCATACAATGGTCCTAACCATTCATTAGCTAAGTTCTCTACTTGTGCTTCAAACTTCTTAGTAGTCTCTACAGTTGTACCTTCTGGTAAACCATTAAACCAATTAGTTACTGCTTCTTCTAACTCTATACCTGTGCTTGGGTCAGCTATAGCTTTAAGTTGGTCCATAGCTTGTAACTCTGTCCACTCACCAGATGTAAATTGAAATGAAAACCAATCTAACATTGATTCACCTTTTGCATTTTTTATATCATTTATGTTTGTTACACCTGCTGCTTTAAACATATCACGAAATTTAATTAAATTATTATTTAAGTATGCTCTTGCATCTGCTGGTAATGAACCTAAATCTTTACTTTGTGATAACAACAACCAGTCTCTTTGTTCTTTAGTATGTGTTCTCCACCACTCTGTTGTCTTCCACTCTTCATCTAGAATATCTCTGTCTTCTATAAATGCTTCTAACCATATGCCATACAACTCATCATCTTCTAACCATGGTCTATATTTTTTAGCTACATCCCATTTATCTATAAGTCCTTGAAATGGTTCTTTTTGACCTAGTAATATATCTTCATCTACTTCTGCTAAACTACCAAACATATTAGAGTTAATCCACTTTTCATTATCTTCAGTAATAGTTTGTACTTCTGGTCTTACTCTGCCAGAAGAATAATAAAGGTCTAGTAGTGTATCTGTTGCTGAATATCTTATGTATAGGTCAGAATTTGGTACAGGAAATACTACAAATTTTTGTCCATCTACTTCCCATAGCTGTGTGTTTTGAAATCCTGTAGATACTTCTTCTTCTTCTGTAGTTTCTGTGTCTGTAGTTGGTTCTATGTAACCTTCATCATCTACATTTTCATATTTACTTAAATCATCATATCCTGTGTTACCTGCACCAACTACACTCTCTCTTTCGTTTGCAGGTGTAGAAGCATCTTCACCACCATAATCACCTTTGTAATCCTCTGATACAGTTTCACCTGTAGTATGTCCACCATAGGTATCTGTGTAATTAATCTTATCTGCATCTTTGTAACCCTCTCTACCAGGTTCTTGACCTGCAATTAGTCTGTCATACTCTGATGGTATGCCTTGTGCTTTTTCTTCTGCTGTTTGTTCTGTATTAGCAGTTGTTCTAGCTCCACCTGGTCCTATAACGATTACTTGTGCCATGTATTTACCTACTCACTTGATATTTCTCTAAATAATTATAATCACTCTTTTCACTTGGTGTTGACAATAAAGTAAGTAAACCTTTAGTTAATCCCCATCCAGGTGAATATTTAGATATTGTTTCTTTGTCTAATTCTCTCATAAACTGGCTACCAAAATCCAGTTCTTCTACAACTTTTTGTCCAGTAGGTGTATTATAAAATGCTTGTAAGTCTCCTGGCATTTGGCTTTTTTTAATTGCTTCTTCTTCATACGCTTTTGGTAATAATAATTTTGTTAATCCAATTTGAAAATCACTAGGTTGATTATTTTTTGCTGCTGTCTCATAAGCATACATAGCAGCTTGTACAGTATCTGCTGCTGCTACTCCTATTTCATATGCTATGTAAGTAGGTAGTATTTGTCCAAATGATATTCTACCAAAACCTAATCTAGCTGCTGCATCATCTAAGTATGGCACTGCTTTTTCTATTGCTCTCTCAATAGCTAAGTCTCCAGGTGCTAAGTATGGTGCTACCCTGCTTACTGCTGATAATGCTGCACCACCTGCTATACCTAATCTTGCCATAGCTCTACCAATGCTATTAAAAAACTTAGGATTCTTAGCTACAGTTTCTTCTGCTATCTGTCCTGCAAGTTTCTTATCTGTGCCATGATTGTATGTAATTTTATTAATTGATGCTTTTAATTCTGCATTAGTAGGTGATGTAGAGTATTGATGATTAGTAAGCGATACATCTAACTCTTGCATACCTGTTTTAAAACTTTCTATAACTGGACTATCTGATGCAATAAATCCTTTAAAGTTACCTGCATCCCAATACTGGTCTACATAAGCAAAGTTTTCTCCTAGTATTCTTTGTATCTCTTGTACAGATACTTGTTTACCTTCCATGTTTAATAACACATCAAACTTTTTATTATTTAGTTGTTCTTCTGTGTAATACTGTCTCTTAAAAAAATCTTTTTTAGTTTCGTTAGCATCATAAATTGCTTTGTTATTATCTAAAAATTTTTCTTCTATTATTAATATGCCATTATCATTTAACAAATTTTCTTTTATATATTTTATTTGACCTGCTCTGTCATTATCCATAAATTGAAATGCCATTGATTCGTGTACAACATCATATTTTAAATCTTGTAAACCTGTAAATCTTATAGGTTGTTGTCCTTGTTCAATAAAAAATTTATCTATGTCTTCTGGTCTATGTGAAAATGCACTGTGTATAAATCCTGCATTACTGACAAAGTCACCCCCTTCAAAAACTTGTTTAGCTTGTCTTGATGGGTCAATAACTGATATATTAACTAATGGATTATTTTTAGCTAATGCTTTAGCCCACGCACCTTCAGTACCACCTATGTCTAATATTTTGTATGGTTGTGCAGGTCCACCAAACTCACCTGTTTGTAATGGATTATTGTTTACTAAAAATGACAAAGCTGCCATCTTGACTACTTGTGCTTCGTAAAATGTAGGTATAGATGTAAATATATGCTGATTAAAGTTACCACCATCAATAATAAATTTGTTGTAATCATCTTGAAATTTATATATATTGCTATTGTTTAAGTCTATTAATTGTTGATATGCAGTCTTAGGCATGTACCTAGAGTCACCACCTTCTATTACAGTATTAAAAAAATCTTGTGTACTTTGCCCTGCATCTGTTAGTGGTTGTGATATGTTTGTAATTTTCATACCATTTTTTGGAAATGCAGATGTTACTGTTCTAGCTTCTAACCACCAATCTCTTATTCTTGGCAATTCAGATTCTTTATATAATGGTATAGCTCTTTTAGCTAATTGTGAGTTTGCTTCTTCAGCTAATACAATAACTTCTTTTTCATCAGCATAAGATAAACCTAAAGCATCTAAATCTATTATATTGTTTTTATGTACAACATATGTATCTGGTTCATTATATGTATTAGAAAAACCAGCTTGTTTCATTTGCATCATAACTTGATTAGAACTGTCGTATGATTTACTAAATGATTGCCATGGATGAAATCTATTTAGGTCACCACCTCTCCATAAAACAAAGTAATCATTAGGGTTGTTTGCATACACTGATTTGTGTGCATCCATAATTACTTTTCTCATGCGTTCTCTAAGATTATTAAATTGACCTTGTTCAGTAACTAACTCAACTAATACTTTCTTTATTTCATCACCTATTTCAGAGTTCATGTTTTGTAACTCATCTAAAAAACTTGCTTCTTGATATGGAACTCCCATAGGTATTACATCAGTTAATGGTATGTCACGAAATATACCTATTTTAATTATGTCTCCTATAGAATGCGCTCTATTAAATGGACTGTTTGCATATGCACTTTGTGGACTATGACTAGCTAAGTATATAAAAAACTTTGTAATATCTTCATCAGTAGCTTTGCCATCTAATATTCTTCTGTACATAGCTTTAGCATCAAAATCTCTAGTTCTTGTCCATATATATCTTTGCATTTCACCAGGTTCAGTGGACTCTAATCTAGTTAAAGCATCTGGATTAAATACTTTGTTAGGTTTTATAACATCATCTGCCCATTCCAAACCACCTTGGTTTCTTTGTACCATTCGTGTTTCTAAAAATGGTAGATTATCTGTAAATTGATTTGTTCCTGATTTATATACATTGTCATCAGGTAACTCATCATAAGTAATTGCATCTATACCTATAGAATTAAAAAACTTTTTAATATTGTTTTGATTTGTTGAAGTTCCTGGTTGACCGCCTGGATAAGTATAACTTGTTAATCCTACTATTTTTCTTCCTGGCTCACCTAACTTTTCTGATATAGTTCTTTCTACATTAAAATTTTTATCATTTTCTAACATATCAGTTAGTAGTTGTTTCATAGCATTAAATGCAGTATCTGTATCAGTTAATTTAACTTTGTTTCCTACTGAAGTATCATCCATTACAGGATTAATAGGAACATATATTTGTTCACCAGTTTCTTGTGATAATTCAATTAATGCTCTTAATCTATGATTACCTTCAATAATTTGTACATTACCTGATTCATCTACAACAACAGCAAATACAACTCCACCATCATATGCAGTGTCATGCAAATAACCTTTATCACGAATAGTTTGTTTTATTGCATCAATTTGTGCAGTGTCTCCTCCTTGTCTTCTGTCAAACTGTACAAATTGGTCTAACTCATTTACATCTGCATAAGCAATATTTACCCCTGTAGGTGTAGTATTACCACCCATTGTTCCAGATAGTTTTATTTCATCTACTACATTTGTAGGTGTGTTATCTTCTGCCATTTTATGGCTCTAGTAAATCAAGTACATCTTCTATGTTTACAGGTCTTCCAAATGGCATCTCAATGTTATCTCTAAACTCTTGTATGTCATCTTCTATAAAATCTACACCTTGTCTAAGTTTGCTTGTTATTGGTCCTACTGGTATATCTGCCATTTTTTTATTTATCCTATCTGCAATAGACAACCTTGGTAAATTGTTTTGCTCTCTTTTCTTGTTTACGCTATCAGTTAAAAATTTTATCATCTGATACTCACTTTGTGATTTGTATTCCATATCTTGTGGAGGTGTACCAAATTGATTTGTTATACCTGCACTTCTACTTGTAGTATCAATTTCTGTGTCTTGCGGCTCTGTTGTAGTTGTAGTTGGCATAGTTGTTGTTGTAGTCGTAGGCATAGTTGTAGTAGTTGTAGTTGTAGGTCCAGTTGTATAAAAAGAATCTACATCATTTTCTATTGTTAATTTAAAACTAGCAGCTTCTGGATGTTGTTCTGGTTGGTTAAACTTAGCAATAGTAAGTTTATATAAATCTTGTATTGCTTCATCTTCAGTCATATCAGACTCTAATTCTTTTTGATGCAACATATGCTTAACAACTTTTGCATGAAACTGTAGGTCTGCATTGTTTAAGTAATCTATAACAAATGCTTCTTGCTCTTCTGTGAAATCTCTTACATCTTCTTCACTAACATCATATCCAGCTCTCTTCCACTGTGCTATTTGTTGGTCTGTTGCACCTGGTATATCTACACCAGTTTCACTAAGTGCCATCCACAATGCTGACTCCATTGTAGTTACATTAGCTTGACCTAAACCATATGATGGTGATTCTGAATCTAAAGCTGTAAGTACATAAGGCACACCATCTACTCTTGATTCATACGCTAGTATTGGCACAAGAGTTTTTATTACATCATCAGATAATCCTTCTTCTTGTAATGCTTGTATAACTTCTTGTGTAGTAATAGCCATTACCTATCTACTCCTTCTGATTCTACTGCTGATAAACTATCCATTGTTCTTGCAAATCTTGTAGCTGCATCTGACTCTAATCCTGATACTCTCTCTAATTCTTCTCTAGGTGCTATAAACTCTTCTACTACTCCTGACAATTCTTCTTCTAATCCTTCTACATCAGGTTGTTCTGCTGCTTGTGCAGGTATAGTTGTAGCAGTTTGTGTCATTGGGTCATACTCTATTCTTGCTGTAGATGCTGGTTGAAGTCCAGACAATGATGATTGGAAACCTGTTAGCTTTGCATTAAGTTGTCTTGATAAATAATCTGTTTCGTTTTTTGTGAGAGGTGAACCTTTTTTACTTTCAGCACTAGCTATATAACTATCTGCTAAATCATCCATTTCTTCTGGAGTTAATGTGTATTCTGCAACTGGTGCGTTACCAGCTAATGTTGCGTTATATAACATCTTTAAACCTTGCACATACGAAAACTTACCGCCATTGTTCATAGAAAACTCCATAAGTTTTTGTATGCCTTTAAAATATTCTGCATCTTTTTGTATTCCAACAGTTTTGTTTATATCAATAAAGTTAATAGTTGCCATCATGTTTTTAAATTGCTCGACAATTTTTGGACCAAATGCCATAGGGTCTTGTGTAATGTCTTCTGGAAAATATATATACTTAAAACCTTTAGACCTTAAATAATCTTCTGCATCTACATCTTTAGGTGCTTCTACACCAAGCACATCATCAAATGTCATTACTTTGTATTTACTTTTAAATCCTATACCTAGTGGTTTGTTAGAGTCTATACCTAGTGCTTCTGTGATTTCATCAATAATTATCTGTGTCATATCAGGATTTATACCTATGCCACCATCACCCTCACCACCTGTAATAATATCTATAGGGTCTGTACCTTCATCTACATCAGACAACTCATCATATGATATTAAAAAGTTTTTAATTAATCCCATTAACCTGTTCCTATTCCATAATAAGATATTTCTTGATAAAACACTTCATCCCAAAGTATAGCAAACATTACATTTTCTTTTGCTATCTCTACACCCTTATAGTACAACATATCCCTTATTTTTTGTGCATCTTCTGTATTACCTGTAACAATAAAATCTAATGCATCTTGTCTTAGTGGCTTTTGTTTTGATTTTTGTACAGCAACTATGGCACTTTCTCTTGCTTCTAAATACTGTCTCATATATGGTGTAAGTGGACTATCTGCAAAATCATTAGCACGATATATCTCTTCCATCATTCTTATCTCTATATCGTATTCTTGGTTCTTTACTGTGCTATATCCTTCTAACTTAGATAACTCACCTAAGTCTCTACCATATGCAAGTGGAAACATCTCTCTTAGTCTAAGGTCTATCTTTGCCATGCTAAGTTTCCACATAGCATCTACATTAGAATATCCCTCTGTTTGTAATCTTTTTCTTTCTGCATTCTTTAATGCTCTCTCTACAATAGATGCTCCATACATAGCAGATGAATAGAAAAACTCATCTTGTGTCAATGGTGTTACTTTACCCATGTTATCTAGTGCTTGATATGCAGAATAATCTACATCACCTAAACCTAGACCTTCAAAGAAATACAATATAGCACCACCATATTTTTTGTACTCTTCTTCATTTTCTATAACAAAGTCATACTCTGGTTTAGTCATAGGTAGCTTACCTGACTCTGTAATCTTCTTACCTTGTTTTACTGTAGCTATTGATGTAAATGAGTCTTCTAAATCGTACTCACCTAATCCCATAAGTATTACCATTTGTTTTGTTGCTTCAAAGTCACCAGCTCTTGTACCCATACTGTGTGAGTAGAACTGTCTTAGGTCTCTATAAAAAGCATGTATTACAGATAACTCAACAAATGAATTGTACAGTAAACCAGATTGTTCACCTTTAGCTCCATACCAGTTTTGAAACATAACATTATCTGTATCTATGTTGTACAACACACGAAGGTTAGGTGCATATGGATTTATAAATCTATCCCATGCTTTTAATTGATAAATGTTTTTAGCCATTTGTATAGCTATTGGTTCTAGTTGTTCAAAATCTTGTGCTTTGTCTGGATGTAATATAGTAGCTATCTGTAGTCGTTCATTTCCAGGCGTGAACGGTATGTCTTCATCTGAACCAAAACTTACAGAGTTTTCACCAAACACTGCACCTAAAAGATTTCTACCAACAGATGGCATAGATTCTTCTAATGCTTCACCAAGTAATGTATCTCCTCTACTCTCAAATGGTAAACCAAACTGAAATATTGTTCTCTCAAACATTCTACGCAAGTCTGGTTTATCTTTAGTTAGATAACCTACTGGCAGTGCTACTACTGGTCCTAATGGTGGGAATAAACCACCACCAGCTACACCTAATGCAGATATAGGTATTCCTCTTTTAAGAATGACCTTAGAACCTTCTACATCCATATCGTTTACCCATGTACCTCTACCTTCTGATTTGACATAGTCTTCTAATGGTGTGCCACCAACTGGTAATATAAGATACTTTTCTCCATACTTATCTTCATAAATAATGTTTGTCTCTACACCTCTTCTGTACACATGTGATACCTGTGCTGCTGCTCTAGTATTGACTGCACCTAATGTTGCATATCTACCTAACACCTCTCTGTACGCTTCAAAGAATGGTAATGCTACACGATATGCTTCAGCTAAATAACCTCTTTCTAATAAGTTATATAACAATCTGTTATGTAGCTCATATCCATATTCCGCAGCTCTCCTATCTAAATCATCAAATGTCATATTGCGTTTTAAATTAGAACGAACACCATGCAAATCTAACATAGAGAAGTAATCTACTTGTGTTAGTTTGTTTAGTTGTGGATTATCTTTACCACCATACAATGTAAATTTATTTGCATCATTTAAAGTATTTAGATTGCCTTGCATACCGCTTCTATACAAAACATCATTACTGTTTATAGCTCCTCTTCTACTTTTAACTACTGGTGCTATACCTGTCTCTTGTATAAGTTTGTTGTATTTTTTTAGGTCTTGTAAAAACTCTTCACCATATTGTTTTAAATAATTGATTGCTTTGTGGTTTATTTGACCATTCTTTTTATATACATTTAGATATGTAGTATCTGATACAAACTCACCTAGATTAATTTTGTTTGCTTCATCTACTGAACCTAACTGTGCTTTTCTAGTAATAGCAATAGATTGTTGTTTAGACAATGTACCTATATACATAGCTTTAGCTATCTGTTCATCTATTAATCCTTCTTTTGCTTTTAATGGTATCTTTACTGACACATCTAAATGGACAATACCTTTGTCATCTTTCCATACACCTAACACATGGTTTTCCTTTGCAAGTATTCTTTTGTTTTCTTCTATATATTTTTTAATTGATTGTGGAGAAAACACTGTATCGCTGTTACTAATTGCACCTTCTACTTCAAACAATTCGTTTGATTTTAGTTTTGTTTCATATTTTTTATATGGGCTTACATACAAACCTTCTAAATAATCTAAGTCTTGTGAATCTTCTATAGATTTACGCAAATCAAAACTACCGCCAAACTCATCTTTGTGTGCTTGTAAGAATATATCTTCTTCTTGGTTAGCAACAAGTTTGCCACTAGGTATGTTTCTGTCAGATGGTACATCTAATACTCTTTTAATTACTGATGGTTGTACATTACCTGTGCTATCTACTCTACCTTTGCTTAAATTTTCAGTAATCCTCTTTAAATTAAATTCTTTGTTACTTATACCTAGTCTCTCCAACATCTCTACATAAGACATACTTGGGTTGTTTTCTAGTGCTACAACAAAATCATCTACAATTTTATTTACTAATGTGTCATCTTCTAGTTTTGTAAACAACTGACTTCTTAGTTTTTGTACTTGTTGATTAGATAATTTACCATTCTGTATTATTGCTTCATTATGTAATGATGCAGCATATGCAGATATTTTTGTATTGTTAGCACCGCTTCTTACATTAGCTATTTCTTTAGGTGTAATGTATGCAGCTCGTTCTGCGTTTTGTAAATCAATATCAAATACTAATTCATCTGTAGATGATGCACCCCTAAACATTCTTGCATCAAACAAGCCCTCTGAATTGTACAATACAGTATCTATAGATTGTTCTTGGAAGTTTAATTTAACTGGTACTTTTATACTCATCAAATTATCTAGTTCTTCTGGTGTAATCTGTGCGACTTCTAAGTTTCGTTTTGCTAAATCTACAATATTATCTGGTAATTTTATTGCACTGTTAGGGTCAAAGTGTTTTGCTAACAATTCTGCTAATGCATCTTTTGTAGCAAATGGTATGTTGTTTTCTAAGAAATAAAAATATGCTTGTTTAAATGTAGGTATTCTTGACCATACTGCTTCTATCTGACCTACTGCAAAAAACATACTGTCAAAAAATGCTGTCATAAAATTAGCTGCTTCTTTATTTACATTTTTAGATAATCCAGGTACAGACAATGGTAAGTCTTCATACACTGGTTGCATAAGTTTTTGTATTTCTCTTTTTGCTTTATTAGATTGTGTGCTTCTAAGTATGTTAAAGTGTGTCAAATCTACACCTTTTATACTTTGGTCACCAATAACCTTCATTAACTCATCACTACCACCAGTAAAACCATTAAGTGTTTGTCTATATTGTGCAACAATGTTTGCAACATCTGCTTCATCTTCTATAACTTTAACTATTTTTATACCACCATCTTTTTGATTTCTTGCAATAATTCTTTTGTTAAGTGTTAATAACTCTTGTGTAAGGTTTTCATCTGCCAATATCTTTGTAACAATCTCATCATCTGTTAGACCCTCTCTTAAACTTCTAGCTACAAATGGCATATGTGGGTCGTGTATTATTTGTGTAACCATAAAATCTACATATGATTCAATGTATCTCTCACTAGGTACAAATGGCAACACTGTGCCATCATCTAGCTTGACATTTTTAACTGCGTTTGTATCACGAAATATTTCATCCCACATATCTGTAGGTCTTGTAAATTGTGATGTAAATTTAGGGTCTCTGGAAAACATAGCCATAACTTCTGGTATAGAGTATTCTTGTTTACCTTCTTTAACTAAGTTCAATACTCTACGCATAGACCTTGGAATATATGCAGGTCCTTTTTCAGACACTGTCCTAAATGGTCCTTTAAGTCCTGTATATACATCTACACCTAATCCTTTAGCTAAATATCCCTCTGGGTCATTAGCTAATAGTTTTAATAAACCTACTGGATTTCTAAACAATGAGTCTAAACCTAGTGTTGACATTCTTAACTGTCCATCAAGCATAACTTTAAGTGGGAATGACAATCTAAACAATAACTGTAATGGCATCCAACCTCTTGATATAGCAGTAAATAGACCTGTTTCAGCTAAACCAATACCAGTTTCTAATCCTTTGTATAATGCTGATGGGTCTTTCATGTCACCAAAAGCACTTGATGTAGCTTTTCCTAATGGTGTATCTGGGTCAAAAAATGTACCTTTTATACCATCATCATGTGCTTTTCTAATTGTGTCAATACTTTCATCAACAGTCTTTGAGCCACTCCATCTATTTCTAAGTTTTCTTTTTAATCCTGTGTAGCGTAATGTTTGTCTTAGGTTAGGAACTGCTATAGACATATCTCTTGTCTGGCTAATTAAAGATACAAACTTATTAGAAAAATTTATTAATGCTTCATCATCTGCAAACATATTACCAAATACTTTTTTAATTGTGACATTTACAAAGTCTGGGTCTCTAAATTTATTAAGAATAGTTGCGTTATATATACCAGCTTCTGTTCCGAACCCTCTAACTTCATCTATGTTTTTTTGCATAAACTTTGCTATCTCATCATCTGACAAACCAAACAATGCTTTAAGTTGTATTGCACCTTCTAATTTAAGTAAATCATCATAATATATTTTCTGTGCAAGAGCTTGGTCTCCATCTCTTACTGCACGAACAAACTGTCTTAAATATTTTTCTATAATTGGGTCAGGTATAGATAACATATTTCCTACTTTAAAAAATGTATCTGCTGCTTGTGTAGGGTTAGATAAGTCTCCCCATGGCAAAGAAGGTAATCTTCTATCTCTACCTGCAAATATATCTAATATACTTCCTGTTCTTGAATGTGCAGCTTGGTTAAGTATTTCATCTGGCTTACCCTTCATAAGCTCTGCAATATTATCTACAAAAGCATCATCTAATACTTTTGGTTGTAAAGCATATTGCACAGCATCACCTACAGTTTCACCACCTACAGGTACTTTACTTCCTGGTATAGTTCTTGACCCTGCTCTTACATCAGCTACAAATCCTTCTGTTATACCTTGTTTTAATATTTCATATGTAGCTACAGGATTATCAACTAATCGTAATGCAAACTCTGGGTGCATACCATTTTCTACCATAGCTAACAATGCTGGTGCATCTGGTGCTTCTTCCATTAATTCTTTAAATTTAGTTGACCAACCTACCAGTGCATCATCATTCTTAGCCCACCACTCACTAACTTCCATACCACCATCTATAACTTCATCTTGATATTTTTTACCTAAACCAGATAACACCTCATCCATGTTTTGACTTTTACCACCTATACCAATACCTTTGCTTCCTAACACAAACAAATCTGTTTTGTACATAACATAAAAATTAAGCAATCCAGACAAATACCTACCTGCACCTTTTTTATTAGGGTCAAATGCTAACTCTGCAAATGCTTCGCTAGTAATGTTTTCTATATCTTCTAACAATTCTTTTTGTTGGTCTTCTGTTATATCACCTGTAGCAGTCAGGGATTTCACAGTTGCTATTGCTAGTTCATATTGTTCGTTTACATCTTCTGCTAGTGCATATTTAGGAGAGTATTTGTTTTCCATACTTCCTAAAAATAACATTCTGTAATAGTCACCTATATTTGCTGTTATACCTTGTTCGTACAAACCATCTCTATTAGCTACAGCATCTTCTAATACTTTGCTTCTATTAAAAAATTGTGGTACTGCTACATCTTTGTTAAATATTTCCATAGCAGTTGGTTCTGTTGTCAATGGTGCTGCTAATAAATCATTAACAGTTCTATAAAATATTTCTGATTTCTCACCTAATGTAAGTGGTCGCTTTTTACCACCAGTAACTACTTTTAAATTATTGTCATAAATATCTGGTGCAGCATCAATTACCGCTTGTAAATTAGATTTGTTAGCTTCTTCTATTTTTGTGTAATCTACACCTATTTCACCTAAATACTCTAATGCTGTCTGACTAGGTACAAATCTAACTGCATCATTTCTTATACCAGGATTATTTTCGTAGTTACCTTCTAATACTTCTTGTGTAGTTGCTCCAATAATTGCACCACCAACTGCACCTGCTGCAACACCTAAAGGTCCACCTGCAATACCTGATAATGCTCCTGCACTTGCCGCACCTAAAACACCACCTAAAGTTCCTGATATACCGCCACCTTTAGCAAATGCAGTTAATCCTGCTCTTGCTTTTATAGTCCATGGTAACTTCTTTTGTGGTTCTGCTTGACCTGGATAGTACCTGTAGCTTCTTGCACCAGAAAAATCACCTTGTTTTTTAAGTAATCTATCTACTTCTGCTTCGTACTCTATACCAAACTGTGGACCAAATATACCTTGAAAAGGATATGTAATACTTTCTAAAGCTAACATACCACCATTCCATATTGTGCCACCAAAGTTTGTACCAGGGTATCTAACATTAAGAGTCTTAGTAATTGTTGATGCTAATGACAATGGGTTTTTTAAATTAGGTCCACCTAATACTGACCTTACAAAATTATTGTGTTCTTTGTTTTCTGTTGTGTCAAAACCAGAGTATTTTCTGTAGTTATTATTATTAGTAGTTTTCCATAATTCGTAATAATCTTTGTTAGATACATTTTCATTAGCTAATGCAGTAAGTAATGTTTCATCTTCCCTTGGATTAAATTGTTCTAGCTCATAATATCTTTTAGATATAGCTTCAGTATCTAGGTTTAGTTTTTGATTATTCTCAAATTGTTTTTTAGATTCTGCTTCTTGTTTTGACCTAAGCCAGTCTTCACTCCAGCTAGTGTAAAAACTCATAGCAACCTGTTTTTTATTGCTCTATGTGGATAATTTTCTAATATGATACTTCGCAAAGTATCTACTCTATTTGCGTTAGGGTCTAGTAACTGTGGCATATCTGATATTTGATTACCTGGCTCTCCTGCATTTTGTGTAGGTGCAGTAAACAAATCATCTCCCATCATAGTTTCTAATTTGTCAATATTTGGCATACCGCCTGTTGCAACTACTTCTTGTGCTAATGGTCCACCAACTGCATCTATTTGTCCTTGTAAATCTGCTGTTTGTCTAAAAGGGTCACCTTCAGCTCTTGGTGGAACATAAAGACCTGCATTGTCAACATCTGCTTTCATGTCTGTAAATTTTTTTAAATTACTAGGTTTTCTTACCACTTATCCTCCTCTGGATTTTCTATCTCAAAACCTAAAGATAAACTTATCCATACACCAGGTATTGGTGTAGGTAAAAACATATTACCTAATGGTACATCTGCTTGTGATATAAAGTCTCTTTGTATAACTGGGTCAACATCTTCTAGTGTTATATTCCAGTCTTCTTGATTTATTATGTCGTAAAACTTTTTATTAATATCAGGCAACTGGACCACCACCTGCTAATCCTGCTAATACACTGGCTATGTCAGGTTCAGCTACTGGACCTGCTGGTAATCCTTGTGCTTGTGCTTGTTGTGCTAATAACATTTCTTCTTCTGTCATAGCTGGTTCTTCTGGTGTGTAAAACTTATCCATAATCTTTGTCATATTCTGTGGATTTTTTCTAATCTCTATAGCTGCCATTGTTGCTTTAGGGTCACCTTGTGCAGCTTGTGCCATCAATGATTCAAACAATACTGTCTCTGCTTTTTCCGCAGATATTCTTTGTTGTATTTTAGTTATATTATCTAAGCCATCCATGTTTTCTTGTAGTGTTTGTGTATCAATTATGCCCTGTTGTTTTAATTGCAACCCTGTAATAATTTTTTGTGGCTCATCAAACCCTGCCATAACTCCATAAACTCTTCTTGTTGTGTAAAATTCTTTTATATCAGCAGAAGGTGTGTAGTTTTCTCTATACGCTGTACCATTATGGAAACCAGCTATTGGTTTTCTAGTGTCACCAAATACTACTTCATCATACTCTAATCTTTTTGCATCTAGTTCTTCTAATGCGTTTGCTAAAACTGATTGATATTCTCTAACATGCAGTGATGCAGACTGTCCTAGTTCTTCTAATCCTCTACCAGTAACAAATGCATTAGGAGATTGTCCATCATCTGATACTGGATATGCAGCACCAAGTCGCAAGTGTCGTTCAAGTCTATCTACTTGTTGAAATAACTGGTAAGGTAGATTGTTGACTGGCTTTGACACTTGCGAACCAGGTGTTAAATAGTTAACAGCAAATCTGCCTTTTCTATATTTTCCTGATTCAATCTCACCAATAATATTTGTTTCTGTAAATACTGCATCTTCCATAGCAATAGTTCCAAGTATGTTAATTTTTGCCATATTTGCCATAAGACCTGTAATGTGTTGAAACTGTGATTGCATTTGGTCAAAGCTATATCTTTTAGCTATAACAAAACATGGACCAGAACTTAATGGGTTTGGCATAAAGTCAATAGTTTTTTTGTTTTCTGGAAGATATACATATGTACCATCTTCGTTCATGTATTCAACTACAACTTTGCCATGACCTGTAGAGTTAGCCCAACTACCTGATTTATCTGAACCATCTATAATTGCAGAATATGGATTTTGAAATCCATCATTATTTTCATATGCGTATATGTATGGTTTAGCTTCTGGGTATTGGTCTGCTAAAACATTGTGTGGAACTCTAGTAATTATTGCAAGTTCTTTAGGTTGTTGATCATTACCAAAATATCCTGGATAACAACTAAATGGGTCTCTTAATTCTGCGTATGGATATGCGTTGCCATCTTTATCTCTTTTGTGTTTTACAACCCATACAACAAAACCATAACCTGGCAACCATCTACCAACTTGTGGTAACTGCATATGCAACTTTTGATTCTTGTCATATGCCATAACTATTCGTTCTAGTTTTTCAGATTTTTTCTTTGCTCTCTCTGAATCTTTTTGATTTATTATATCTACTTTTAAATCTGGGCTTCTACCTAATTTTTGTGCAAATCTTTCTAGTGCTGTTAAAAATAAATTAGGTGCTGGTAATTCGTGATATTCTACATTTATTGATTTACCAAGTAATGCTTGTACTCCAGCTTCACCACCATTCATTATGTCTCTAATTCTACCTCTATCAATCATCGAGTCTTGATTAATAACTCTAAGGTAATCTATCCTGTCGTATATTTTGTCGCTGTCTAACACTTAGTTAACTCCAATTATCTAAATCCATATTACTTGAATTATACCCTGTAAAACTGGGATTGTATTCATATCCTAACTCTGCAAATTTTTCTTTTTGCATTCTTCTTATAGCTCTCATTGGAAACCAACTAGCCATAACTATGTCTGTCTTTGTACCTACACTCTTGCTTTTGTTTTTAGCAGAAGAGAAATACACTAACTGACTTGTATATAAGTTTACCTTTTCTTGTGCTTCAAAGCTAAGGTATGGTAAAGAAATTATTTTTTCTTGAAACATAGGTCTCATAGCTGTTACACCATAGACTGGGTCAAACTTGTTCTTGTAAGTCTCATGTCCTTCCAAAAATATACCATGACTAGATGCAAACTCTCTTATGCTTTTATCTTGTCTAATAGCTTTTTGGAAACCATTTTCTTCTATAACCCAATGTGATAAATTATATTTACCCCACCATTCTTTTATTATTTCTAATGCTTGTGGAATACCGCCACCAAGACTGTTGTTCATATCTACCATATACAATTTGTTTGCATCCATATTGTATGCCCACAAAAATGCTGCTTGATAACCTGTAGATGCAGGGTCAAGTCCTGCAATCAAACGAATGCCTGGTGGTATATGTCCTATGTCTCTTTTCTGGTCTCTACATTCTTCTATCTCTACTCTGTCAAACAATGCAAGTCCATCTGGCATAGCAACATTAAGATACACCATTTCGTATATAGCTCTACCACCTGTTGTTTCTGCTGCTCTTTTCCTATCCATTAACAATTTGTATGTTCTTTTACCTGCCCACAACATACAATCATTGTGTTCTGTTTCATCCCAGTCAGGTAATGTACAAGCTGTATCGTGTGCTTCTTCTACAATTGTTTTCCAAGATTCGTTTTCTAACAAGTGTGAATACAAATGATCATAGTGTTGCCTAGAACCAATAACGACC